GTTATGTTGCCATCTACAAATTCTTCAAAAATATGTCCATTTTCGCAACGAAATTCAAATACTTTAATCATTTTGCTCTGAAGGCTTTATCGCCTCCTCGTAGTTAGTCTCAACAATAGACTGCATGTTTAAAATATAAGCTAATACGTTTAGCTGCCCCTTTCTAAAATAAAGGTCATTTGCGTCTTTTGCTGCTTCAACACTGTTGATTTGGGCAGCATTGTTGCTTAACTCATCTACAAGCTGTTTCCAGCCATCAGAACCAAAAAGAGTAAAATACTTATCGTAATACTCTTGGGTTTCGCGCTCCATCTTAGAACCTTTAGTTATAAACGCTAATTAAATCCAAACGGAAAGTTTGTCAACTACTTTTTCCGTCTTTTACCTGAAGCTGTTACAGGATGCTTGATTCTAGCTGGCCCTTTTTTTCGAGAAGATGATGTGCGCTTTTCAGCTGCAGTCATCTTTGCTGCTACTTTCTTGGGCCTGCATGAAGGGTAGGGGCGTTTGGATTTGGTTGCAGACTTTCTGCCGCAAGGCTTTCCGGTCTTTACATCAACCCATTCTTCCTTAAACCACTTCTTTAGTGCCGCACCCTTCTTACTTTTTCTTACGGCCACTTTTATTACCCCAGTTTTTAGCGCCTACCTTTCGGCATTTAGCTACAGCACCAGATGCATAAGCAGAAGGCCACACCTTATAACGGGCTTTGACCTTCTTTGCACACGCATCATTTGCCTTTTTACGCTTCTTAGGCATTACTTCTTTTTCTTCTTTCTCTTTGCCATAGCCGCCTTAGCTCTAGCTGCTGCTGCTCTACCTCTAGGAGTATACGAATAACTTTTTCCACCTACTTTTGGCATAACTATCTCCTTACCAGTTTTTGCAAGACCAATATCTTGCTGTCAGCTTGCTAGGTTTGTTTGTATCGCATTTATGTCTAGCCCTAAATGATTTACGCCTAGCTGGTTGATCTTTTTTAATCTTCATTTTGGCGTCACCAAACCGAATCGTTTTAGTTTTGTTGCCTTCCTTAGCAACTACAACAAACTTTTTAGTCGGATGATTCGGCGTTCTCTTCGGCTTGTTGTACCCGCTTACGCCTGCTCGCTTTAGCTTTGGGTCTGGTTTCTTGCTCATTGACCTTGGCCTCCAGCGTTTTGACCCTGCTCTCCAACCAATCCAATCGGTCGAACTGGTCTTTGAACGCTTGGTTGATTTGGTTCAGGAACCGCTCCATTTCTGTTTGAGTCATTAACATTTTGACGTTTTCCTTCTATAGCTTTTTCTTTCAAAAGGGCATCTGCAACCTTAAGCCGTCGATCAAACTCTTTATCTTCTTGATCGCCAGCCTGAAGGTTTCTTGTAATGGCATTAATCTTATCGATCTGAAGCTCCTCTGGAGCAAGGGTGGCTTCAACTGAATACTTCTCTGCTCTAGCCTGAGACTCAGCTGCTTGAGCGTTAAGTGCTGCTGCCTGACTTTGTTGCAACGCAACTTGCGCCTGCTGTGCCGCCATAGCCATTTGTTGTGCTTGCGGATTAGGCTGTGAGGCTTGCTGCATTGCGGCAATAAGCTGCTCACGATTGCTAAGGTTCATGTTGTCGATAATGCTTTGAATCAACACGGGGTACAGAGGACTGTCCTGCTTCATTGTTTGCAACAATTGAACTAGCTGAGTAACCTCATACTCCCTAGCAATAATGCCCAGAGTACTGGTAGCAACAAACTTATAGTCTTTTACTGGATAATTCTCAGGGTCAAACTGCATATACCTATGAGCCGCCTTGGTTACGAACGGCAACAGGAAAGACTGCTGGAAGTTTATAAGGGTGCGCTTATGTCTCTTAATAATTGCACCGAGAGACATAGATATCCCAGCAGCAGTAGCTTCACCATTGACCTGTCCAGCGATCCCTGCGGAGTCCACAGCGCCTGTCGCTTGTTGCACCATTTGCTGAAGGCTTGCAGCTTGGGCAAAAGTAATCTGCCCCACTTGCCCAAAGTTAAATGGCTGTAGTACTTCACGCGGATCTCCATTGGTCAAAATCATTTTGCCCGGTCTAACCTCTGGCTTAGCGCCTCTAGGCAGTCGGGTAGCATCAATAGCAAGCATCGGATGAATTGTAAGGCTTAGTGCATCAATTCTTGCTCTAAGCTCTGTATCCAATGCTTTTTGGCTGTTATAGCCTTTTTCACATACGCCACGGCCCCAGAATCGCCCTGGCACTACATCCCAAGGAAACGCTACAACGGGCCGATCTTCCATCATGTAAGGGTTGCGACTTGCTTTAAGCAAAGTCCCACCATTTGCAATAACAACAATAGCCTCGACGTACATTGAGTCTTCCTCAACATCAACGCCCCCTGCCTCTAAAAGCTCCCGAGGAACTAACCCGTAGTATTTGGTTAGCCGAACCTTATCGTCATTGTAAATAGTCAAGTCTTGATCTGGCTCTAAATCTGTATCAGGAGCCGCAGACTCAATTAACCCTTCTCTGTACACGCCCTGCTCTTGCAAAAGCTCTACAGAATGTTTAGACACAAACTCGTCAATTGCTACACCCATTGCGTCTTCAACTGAAGTAGCAACAGGGTCAATCAAAAAGTTTTGAGGAAGTACGGGTTTTAACTTAATTGCTACGCGCTCAGTAATCTGAACGCCTACAGCTTGCAACTCACCACCCATAATTGGCTCCGTAGCTGGAGCCATTTCATTTACTTCCTCAAGTACAACCTCACCAATGCCTGTGCCAAATACAGCTGCATTAATCAAGCACTCAGCAACAGCTTTGCGTATTTTACAGGCTTCAAAATCCTCAGATAATTTTTTCCGAAGATACAAAACATCTTGTTTTTGTTGATCTCCAAAGTCATCAGCAATATCAAACCACTTGCCACGGCCAAACGTGGCCTCTTCTAGTTCTGCTACGTTAGACTCTACAGCCTGCTGAAGCGCAGGAGAGATAATTCTAGAACGCTCAGACGTTCTTTCAGAGTCAGCAGGGTCCCATTGACCTCGCCATAACCTATAGTATTCCTCAAACCTACCCTCGTAATTCGATTCGTAGTAATCACGCCAGTTTTCGCATTTATTAATAACCCAGCCTTCTAGCGACTCTTCCATTACAAGTGGGTCTGCACTATAGATTTCATCTGCCATATTAGTATCCCGCTACCACATCAAGTATTTCGTGGTCATCAATTTCGTATTCGTAGTCGTATGCGACTTGAGCAAGCTGATCTATATACGCTAAAGCATCAACCAAATCGTCATGGGTTAAAACGTCAGGGAACTGAAATAGCTGATCTAGAAAACGATGATTCCATTCGCCTTTGCTTAGGCTAATAAATCCGTTTTCAAACCGACCTTGCAAAGCCCACATAACGCGGTCAGTCTTCTTTTTATTCCCGTGAGTTAGCTCTTCTACCCTAAAAAATGTTCCGTAGCGTTTCATCAAGTCCATCAAAGGCGACATAACAGCTTGCTTTGCAATGCCTTTTTCAATGCCAACACTAATGGGTCGATAATCTCTAACAGCCTGGAAAATTTTAACTGCCGTTTCGTTTAAATCCCATCTGCCATGAATGATATTTTCTACATACCATCCATCTGGGTTGACTTTTACTACAGCAATAGCTGTTTCGTCCAGCTTTGTATTTTTAGTTCGCTTTTTATTTACGTCTTCAAAGCCTGCTAGGTCAATTGCAATGTAGTAATCACCTTCCTCTGGCGATTCTCCAAACTGCACCCAATCCTCTTTAAACATTTCAGAGCCTCTAGCTTCAAACGAAGCCATAAACTCCTGCCTAAAGGCATACGAAGACATAGACTTTTTAGCAATATCAATTTCACTTGAATCAAGCAAAGGGTTGTCGTAGCTCGTAAAGTGCCAGCCTTTGTAGGTTTCGTCATCACCTAGCTCAGCATACTTGTAAAGCTCGTAAAAATGGTTTCTGCCCATAGGCGTACCTATAAACATTGCCTGACCTTTTTGGTCGGCTAGTGCTGGACGGAGGATCTGCTCCCATACATCGGGCTTCATATCCGCGTACTCATCCATTACGAGAAACTTCAAGGACACACCACGCATTGTCTCAGGTCTGTCGGCTCCCTTAAGACTAATCGTAGCCCCGTTGACCAGCTTGATCTGCAGGTTATTAATATGAGAACCCGCAATCACAGGGTGTCCT